TAGACCAAATCTGTTCAAAGCGACGATTAACTTCCCAGCATATGCAGGCGGAGATGTTGAAGTAACATCCTTCCTCTGTGAGGCAGCACAACTACCAGGTTCAACGGTCACGCCGATCATTGTTCCATTCAGAGGTAGACAATTAAAAATGGCTGGAGACCGTACATTTGATTCATGGTCCCCAACAATAATAAACGATACGGATTTTGTAATTCGTGATTCAATGGAACGTTGGATGAATGGTATGAACGCACATAGTGCTAATACTGGTTTAACTAACATTGTTGATTACGAAGCAGACTTACTTGTAGAGCAACTTGATAAGGATGGCTCAATAATTAAGAAATATAACTTCCGCGGGTGTTTCCCAACAGCTGTATCACCAATCGATCTGAGCTATGCTTCAGAGAGTGAGATTGAACGATTTACTGTTGAGTTCCAAGTACAATACTGGGAATCAAATACCACATCGTAAGACCACTATAAATAGATAGAGGGACTAGAAATGGTCCCTCTTACTCTAATTAGGAATTAATATGGCTGAAGACAGTATAAAATTATTTGGCTTTGAAATCAAGCGCGCTCGTAATAAACAGCAAGAGAAGTTACAATCTATTGTACCTCCTGTTGACGAAGATGGCGCAGGTTATGTCACGGCTGCAGGTGCGCATTATGGTACCTACGTAGATTTAGACGGTGAAAAGTCTAAAGATGAAAAACAACTTATTAGACAGTATCGCTCTGTATCTCATCACCCTGAGGTAGATGCTGCTGTTGAAGATATTACTAACGAAGCTATCTCTTCTACATTCGAAGAAGCTTCTGTTAAATTAAATTTAGATAATGTAGAAGGTCTTAGTGATCAAATAAAGAAAGCAATGACAGAAGAGTTCACTAATGTTCTCTCAATGCTTAACTTTAGAGATATAGGACATGACATGTTTAAGCGTTGGTATATTGACGGGCGTATGTTCCATCACTTAGTACTAGACGAGAAGAATCTTAAGGCAGGTATTCAAGAGATTAGACCTATTGATGCAGCAAAGATTAAAAAGGTTAAACAAGTTAAGAAGAAGAAAGATCCTGAGACAGGTGCTACTCTTATTGAGAGTGTAGATGAGTTCTATATCTATCAAGAGAAAGCTGGATCAACTAATCAAGGTATTAAGATTACTGCTGATTCTATTTCTTATGTTACATCTGGCTTATTAGATGAAGCACGTAAGAAAGTTGTATCACACCTTCACAAAGCTCTGAAACCAATTAACCAATTACGTATGATGGAAGATTCACTGGTCATTTATAGACTTGCTAGAGCTCCTGAGCGTCGTATATTCTATATTGATGTGGGTAACTTACCTAAAGGTAAATCAGAAGAGTATATGAAGAATATTATGGCTAAGTACCGTAACAAGTTAGTATATGATGCTAGTACAGGTGCTATAAGAGATGATCGTAAGCACATGTCTATGCTAGAAGATTTCTGGCTTCCTAGACGTGAAGGTGGTAGAGGTACAGAGATATCTACACTACCAGGCGGAGAGAATCTAGGTCAGATTGATGACATTATATACTTTCAGAAGCGCCTATATAGATCATTGAATGTACCTGTTAATAGACTTGAGCAAGAGTCTCAATTCTCACTAGGTAGATCAACTGAAATAACAAGAGATGAACTTAAATTTCAGAAGTTCGTTGATAGGTTAAGAGCTCGTTTTGATAATCTATTCTATAATATTGTTAAGAAGCAATTAATTCTTAAAGGTATTATTACAGAAGAAGATTGGAATAACTGGAAAGAAGATATATCTGTAGAGTATGTACGTGATAGTCACTTTACAGAACTAAAAGAAGCAGAACTTTTAAGAGAGAGATTACAAACTCTTGATATGATGCAACAGTATGTTGGAGAGTTCTTCTCTAAAGAGCATGTTATGAAGAAGGTTCTATTTATGGATGATTCTCAAATAAACGATATGAAGAAGCAGATAGCAGATGAAGTATCATCTGGTGAAATTGAAACGGAAGAGGAAGAATAAAATGGTAGAAGTATCAGATTTTATTGATCAAGTATTAGACCAGGACTTCGCATCAGCGGCTCCTACATTTAAAGATATTATGGGTGATGTAATGAACCAGTCTCTAGAACAAGAGAAGGTTAAGATTGCTGATCAAATGTTTAATGGTGTTGGATCAGAAGCTCAAACAGAGCCTGATGTGTATGAGTTAGACTTAGATGGTGATGATGAGATAGAAGACGAGTCAGAAGAAGAGCTTGATGCTGGTGCTGAAGAAGCATTAGACATGGAAGATGACGACGAAGATCTCGAATAATATTTTATTATAAATAAACTATAAATATAATAGGCCTGTTGGAATGAGAACGTTTAGACAACTTAGAGAAAAGCTGAATAGACAACCTTCAGGACAGATGGTTTTTAATAAGAAGATAGACAGAATTCCTGTTAAGATACATAAAGAGTCATCAGGGTTTGTAGTTTATTTAGATGGTGATAGACTAGATAGTTATAAGACTCAGCGTGAAGCAGAGAAGATGGCTAAACAGTTTGTTAAAACATATAAAGGTTAGAAATGGCATTCGTAGCAATAACTAATAACGATCAGTACGAGTATGATAATGCTCCGCCAGATCCAGGTGCTAATCACCCAATGCGTGCATTGTGGCAGAAGTCAGCGAATGGTATAAGAACCTCACACAATCACTCCGTATATGTACGTTGTCGCAGAGTAGGTAGCGGTAATGTTGATCACGGTGAGATTAGTAAAACATATTGGGACGCAAGAGCATGAAACTAATAGCAGAATATAACGAACAAGGCATTGAATGCATTGTAGAAGCTAAAGAAGATGGTTCTAAGAATCACTTCATTGAAGGCGTGTTCATGCAGGCCGAATCAAAGAATAGAAATGGACGTATCTATCCAAAAGCCATAATGGAAGGCGCAGTAGATAAATACGTTACAGAACAAGTTTCCCAGAACAGAGCGGTAGGTGAATTGAATCACCCAGAAGGACCGACTGTAAATCTGGATAAAGTTTCACACAAGATCACAGAACTTTCTTGGAAAGGGAATGATGTTGTAGGAAAGGCACAAGTATTGGATACTCCAATGGGTAATATTGTAAAAGGTTTACTTGAAGGTGGTGTTCAACTAGGAGTGTCAACTCGTGGTATGGGTAGCCTTGAGGAAAAAAATGGCATAATGTTCGTCAAAGACGACTTCGTTCTTAACACGGTTGATATCGTGCAAGATCCATCAGCACCAACAGCTTTTGTAAATGGAATAATGGAAGGTGTNGAATGGGTTTGGAACAATGGCATTATTGAATCTCAAGTAATTGAACAAATGGAGACTGAAATTAAGAAGGCTCCACGATCTGACCTCTATGAGGTACAGACTCGTGAGTTTAAGAATTTCCTCTCGTTAATGAAAACTAAATTGTAAAGGAGTCAGACATGACTGATCAAATCGATTATGATGTTGAGCTCGACGAGGAAATCGAAGAAGCTCACGATCCAAAGAATGCTGAAGCTCAATCAGTTGCATCTGTAGATGCCGCTGAGAAAAAGGGACCTAAGGCCAAAGGCCGTAAAGGTGACAAGAGTAACAGCCAACCGACTGAATTAAAAAATGCTGGCAAGGCAATGAAGGCCGAAGACGTAGATTTTGATGGAGACTTTAGTGACGACCTGAATGCGCTTGTAGAATCTGAGGCAACACTGTCAGAAGAATTTAAAGCCAAAACAGCAGTTATTTTTGAAGCAGCGGTTAAGTCAAAAATCTCAGAAGAGATCAATCGTTTAGAAACTGAATATGCTGAGCAATTAGCAGAAGAAGTATCTACAACGAAAGCAGATCTTGTAGAGAAAGTAGACAGCTATCTTAACTATGTAGTTGAGCAATGGATGGAAGACAACANACTAGCAATCCACTCAGGTCTTCGTACCGAGATTGCAGAAGGCTTTATGGGCAAGTTGAAAGACGTGTTCACAGAATCTTATATTGCTGTCCCCGATTCCAAAATCGACCTAGTTGATGAATTAGCAGAAGCTAACGAAGAGTTAGAAGCTCAAGTTAACGAAGCTACAATAAAAGCTATGGCAATTAGTGAAGAGCTAGTATCTTTGAAGCGTGCAGCGGTTATCCGTGAAGCGTCAAAAGACTTAGCAGAAACACAAGTTGAAAAGCTAACATCACTTGCAGAGTCAGTAGATTTTGAAAACGAAAAAGCTTTCGGTCAGAAAGTTGCTACGTTGAAAGAATCATACTTCGCAAAAACCAAAACAGCTGAGTCCATTATCACAGAAGAAACAGACGCTTCAGATGAAGTAGAAGTATCTCCAATGATGGAACAGTATATTAACGCATTACGCAAAACAAATAAGTAATTAGGAGATCCAATTATGGAAACTTATGATCGTCTCGTAGAGAAATGGTCTCCGGTATTGAACGAAGAGTCAGCCGGAAACATTGGTGACGCACACAAACGTGCCGTTACTGCTGTTGTTCTTGAGAACACAGAAAAAGCAATCCGTGAGCAAGGCGAACAAGCCTCAATGATGACGGAAGATGCAGCAGCTAATAACACATCAGTTGCAGCTAACTGGAACCCAGTACTAATCTCACTAGTACGTCGTGCTATGCCAAACATGATGGCTTATGACGTATGTGGTGTTCAGCCAATGTCAGGTCCAACAGGCTTGATCTTCGCAATGAAGTCAAAGTACAAAACAACACGTGCAGGCGCTACATCAGGCGACGAAGCATTGTTCCCAGAAGCAGTAAGTGGCTTCTCAGGTGACTCAGCTGGTACACAAGGCGCTGATGGTTCAGGTCTAGGTGGATTAGCTAACGTTGATTCAGCTGGTGCTATCCCAACATTCGGTGGTGGTATGACTACTCCAAATGCTGAGCAACTAGGTACAACTGGTGAGTCTTCTTTCGCTGAAATGGGTTTCACCATTGAAAAAGCAACTGTGACAGCTAAGTCACGTGCTTTGAAAGCTGAATACACATTAGAGCTAGCTCAAGACTTGAAAGCGATTCATGGTTTAGACGCTGAGACAGAATTGGCAAACATCTTGTCAACAGAAATCTTAGCTGAAATTAACCGTGAAGTGATTCGTACAATCAACTCTCGTGCTAAAACTGGTTTCACAACTGCTAACGCTACTAAGCAAGGTATCTTTGATTTATCAACAGATGCAGATGGTCGTTGGTCAGCTGAGAAATTCAAAGGTCTAGTTGTACAGCTTGATCGTGAAGCTAATCAAATCGCAAAAGACACTCGTAGAGGAAAAGGTAACATCGTTATCTGTTCTTCAGACGTTGCAACAGCATTGTCAGCATCAGGTATGCTAGACTATACACCTGCAATGAATACAGGTTAAACGTAGATGACACAGGCAACACATTTGCTGGTACTTTAAACGGTCGTATGAAAGTATACATCGACCCATATGCAACTGCTGATTATATCACAGTTGGATACAAAGGTACAAACGCATATGACGCAGGTATCTTCTATTGCCCATACGTACCATTAACTATGGTCCGTGCAGTTGGCGAGAATGATTTCCAACCACGCATCGGGTTTAAAACTCGTTACGGTATGGTTGCTAACCCATTCGTAGGTTCAACACCAGGCGACGACATTGGTACAGCTCGCGCTAACCAGTACTACCGAATCTTCCGCGTAGACAATATCTTAAACCCAGCATAGGGCTTAGATACGGAAAATAACTTGGGCGGCTTCGGTCGCCCTTTTTTTATGTTTAAAACCTATATAAATACATGTGAATAGGAGAGACATATAATGCCAACATTAGATCCGACAGCTACAGTTAATGTAGATACAGCGCTAACAGGTACAACAACTGGATTAAATAATCTTAATCTGTTACAACCTACTGCGTTTAAACTTCTTATAGATAGAAAGAACTTTGCTAATCTAGAGTTCTTTTGCCAGAATGTGTCTCACCCTAGCATATCAGTACCGGTTGCTGAAGTACCCTACTCACGTATAGGTAATCTAGCTATACCAGGAGACAAGTTGACTTTTGGTGAACTAGAAGCTATAATAGTAGTAGACGAGAATATGAATTCGTATACGGAAATGTATAATTGGTTACACAGGATGGTACAAAAACCTGATACTTCTAGGTTGAATAGATCTTTAACAGATACTGCTCCTCCAACAACAACAGATATTACTCTAGCAATGCTGAGTAGTCATAATAATGTTACTAGAACGATCAGATATATAGATTGTGTACCGACAAGCTTAGGTCAGATGGATATGTCAGCTGTTGCTGGTGATACTATTGCAATTACTTTCCCAGTTACGTTTAGGTTCTCTTACTTTGAATTAGATTAAACAATAAGGTTATATTATGGATTTGAAAAACATTCTAGAAGAATGGGCGAATGATAGTGTTATACAAAGAACTGCTTTAGATGAAACGTCTAGAGCCACTCCTTCACTACATGCTAAATATCTACAGTGGCTAGCCGAGGCTAAGCTAGCTAAGAAACGTTCTGAGTTTAAACAGAAGACGTTACTAAAGAAAAAATGGCTATACTATAATGGTAAGATGGATAGAGAGTCTATAGAAGCTCTTGGATGGGAACCTGATCCGTTTAACGGACTTAAGGTTATGAAAGGTGAGATGGAATACTACTATGATAGTGATCCAGAGATCCAACAAAGCGAAGAGAGAGTTCAGTATTGGAAGACAGTAATAGAAACTCTTACTGAGATAGTAAACAATCTAAATTGGCGACACCAGACTATCGGCAATATTATAAAATGGAAACAATTTGAGGCAGGTAACTAATAATGTTTACCCACGTTGATCATGGTATCACTCTACCTAAAATGACTAGAAAAACTACTGAGAAAGGTCGTAAGTACTTTACCCCAGATGGTAATGCTTATCCTTCTATCACAACAGTACTTAATATTCTTAGTGTAGACTCTATCATGAAGTGGCGTAAAAGAGTTGGCGAAGAAGAAGCTAATAAGATATCTCATCAAGCTGCTACAAGAGGTACATCTGTACATAAGTTAGCGGAAGACTATATAGATAATGTAGATGATTGGAAAGGTAAGGCTATGCCTAATAANCTATANACATTCAGTCATCTAAAAGATATNATTGATAATAGATTAAATAATGTATGGTTTCAAGAAGAATATCTCTATAGTGATAGACTTAAATGTGCTGGTCAAGTTGACTGTATAGCTGAGTTTGACGGAGAGCTATCTATAGTAGATTTTAAGACATCTCGNAAACCTAAGAAGATAGAGTGGATAACGAACTACTTTATACANGCATCGTTCTACGCTGCGGCCTTCTATGAGAGAACGGGAGTCCCTATCAG